TCTTTGTCCTTCTCGGCGGCAACGAGGGCGGCGAAGCGTTCAGTTCCTTCAATGTAATCGTCGTCCCACGCCATGTGGTGCATATGCGCCTCTCGCGCCAACCGGATAACGTCGTCGCGGGTCATGTCATTTCACTCCAAATTCTTCGTGTATTTCTAACAAGAACTCATCGTGCTCACGAGTAGCTTTATAAAGATTGGCAAGCACTCTTGGAGTCAGTTGCGCCACTTCATCAAGCGCATCCATAGCCCCTGAATTGCCCTGAAATTCATGAAAGCGCAGCATGTCCCACTTTTCTAAAATCTCTAGTGCCTCCTCAGCGGCTTTGCGTAGGTCGGTGATGTCGTCGCGGGTCATGGCTCTTGCACCCATCGCGAATCAAATCGCTTCAACTGCCTCACCTCTTCCTCCAGCTCCTCAATGCGCTGCACGTAAAACTGAATGCGCTCGCGCATCTCGCGAATCTCTATCCTGTATTCGGTCGAAGTGTGAGTCATACGATCCCACTCCTGATCCCACTCATCCATCTCATACAGTTGGTCTGTGCGTTTAGCAATCATGGCTCCTTCTCCCATTCGTCTTGCTTTTTAACGGCCTCTCGTAATTCCTCAAGCGCTTTAACCATCTCGACTTCATCAATGCCGCACCACATCCAGCGATCGAAGATGCCAATGAAGTTACGTGCGGCTTCCTTTACTTCGTTCATACTGCGTTATCCCATGGGTTTTCTTGTGGACGAATCTGGTCTTCGTATCTTCGCTGATTCAGATACGTTGATGGGTGAGGGATGAATCCCTTCTTCCACTGATCGGACTGCTTCATCGACTCGATGTGCTTCAAGATGCGGTCGATGTGTTTGTCGGCGTGGCTTTTCTTCCATGCCGTTAGAGCGCCTTGCTTAGCGGTCTTCACTGGATAGGCAGACCAGAACTTCTCGAAGCTGGCATCGGCCCCTTCTGGGACGCCCTTACCTCTGCGAGAAAACTCTTTGATCAGGAAGTCAGCAATCTGAATCGCCTGATCTTTGTGGACGTAGATCTGCGAAGTAGTCCCGTCCGGCTTGAGCTGGCATATCTGCGTGACGCCGCGCTCGCGGTTCACAGATAACTTAATCGGGAAGTGTTGTAGTTCCATGGAGCCTCCTCGAAGTGGAGACTATTCCCATGTCACAACAAGTGTCAATACTTTTTTTAGGGTGGCCGGTAATGGGAGTGCATTACCTAGAAGAATTACAGGGAGCCTGTATATTTACTAGGGATTTCTAGAGGCTCCCCACCTGACCCTGAGTGAGCAGATCTAGCCCATCCTAGCTAGACCTGCCTTCACATACTGACCCGTCGGTCGCATGATCCGCCAGCCTTGTCGCTCTGGGGTGCTAGCTTCGCCGCCCCGCCCGGTGTTTCAAGCTATCCCACAGTACCGGTATAACCCCGCGCACCCTGCCGTTGTGACCGACGATGCGCGGGGGTTGGAATTCTTGCCTACCCCTCAAGGCACAGTCAAGAACTATTTCGCGTCAGCGTTCTCAACAAACACAACTTTGTTGCGGGTGTTCAGCGCCTGTTTGATGTAGTCCCAGTCGATGTCCTCCGACCGGTTCATCAGGGTGCGGAAGTCCAGCTTGCCTTGGCTGTGCTTGTCGATAGCCACAGCGACGGCAAGGGACGTTGTCTCCGCCTTGCGGTAGATCATGGACGTGATGTAGGCACCGGTAGTCCCGCCCATGTGGCCAAGAACTTCCCGCTCCTTCAGGTTCAGCCCCTTGATGTAGTCGATAAGCGTCATGAGTGCCTCCTTTTTTGACTCAAGGATAGTGTAGACGCAAGTGTTGACAGGTACAACTGACAGCGTATACTCGCCCCTAGTAACTAGATGAGGCTATACATGAGCTTCGATGAGGATAACGACGGAGGCGCATACCACGCCCAAGTCGAGTTACGCGAAAGGTTTTACCAAGAGAAGGAGGCTAAGATGAGTCTGATCGTACGAGAAACTGGCGGTGGTGGCGGTGACTTTGCTCCGGCTCCGGCTGGCGCCCACGTTGCCCGTTGCTACCGAATCATCGACCTTGGAACACAGGTCAAGCAGTGGCAGGGTGAGGAGCGCAAGGTCAAGCAAGTCCTGCTGAGCTGGGAGTTGCCGGACGCCAAGATCCCTGACGGCAAGCTGGCCGGTCAGCCGTTCTCCATCAGCGAGCGGTTCACTGCGAACCTATCTGAGAAGAGCAAGCTCCGTGCTGTGCTTGAAGCTTGGCGCGGTCGCCAGTTCACGAAGGAAGAACGCGATGGGTTCAACCTTGAAAACGTGCTTGGCAAGACCTGCTACCTGAATGTTGTTCATTCAAACAACAACGGCAAGACGTACGCCAATATCGCGAGCATCATGCCTGTCCCGAATGGGTTGAAGCCGCAGGGCCAGATCAACGAGAGCGTTCTGTTCTCTCTGGAGAAGTTCGACTTGGAGGTGTTCAACTCTCTGTCGAAGAACCTGCAGGAAACCATCAAGAAGTCGCCTGAGTATGCGAAAGCTGTGGCTACCAAGGATCGTGTCGAGCTTTCGAGCGGCGATGTCGAGGAGCTTAACGATGACATCCCTTTCTAAAGTTCTGGACTTTAACGTGCGCGACGCACTCGACAACCTAACTGCCGACATGTTCGGGAGCAAGGCGCTTGCTAGGCGCACTGATCCTGAAACCAGCCACGAGGCTGCGTCCAAGGTCAACACGACGAAGCTCGAAGAGATCGTACTCAATACGATTCGAGACAGCGGCGTGTATGGATGCACAGCCGACGAAGTTGTTGCTGCCAACAGCGGTTACAAAGGCAACAGCCTGACGCCAAGGTTCGCCCCCCTCATCAAGAGGGGGTTGATCTACGACTCAGGTCTGCGCCGCAAGACTGCGAGTGGTTCAACACAGCGAGTACTCGTAGCCGCTGAATACAAGGGGGTTATATGCTTACCAACAAGCTGAACCTTCCTCGTTCAATCGTTGCGGCTGTCTCAAACGACCGCTACACCCGTGGCAACAGCGACATCAGCGTCACACAACTGATCTCGCCGCCTTACCAGCGCAAGCTTCGGGAGACTGTCGAACCCAAGGAAGATGTATCCGATCGGATATGGTCTCTGCTTGGTCAGGCAGTACATCACGTTCTCGAACGTGCGTACCCGGAAGGCGCTGTCGATGCGGTTGTTGAGGAGCGGCTGTACACAACTGTGAACGGCTGGGTTGTGAGCGGACAGATGGATGTTCTGGAGTCCGGCGTACTGATGGACTTCAAGGTCACGTCAGTATGGTCTCGCGATGGCAAGCCAGAGTGGGAACAACAGTTGAACCTGCTGTCCGCGCTGTGCCGCCAGAAGTTCATCGAGACTGAAGACCCAAGGTACATCGTCAACAGCTTGCAGATCGTTGCGATCTTTCGCGACTGGGTGCAGAGCAAGGCTGGCTTCGACAACTACCCTGAGTCTCAGGTTGGTGTGATCGAAGTCCCGCTGTGGACTCCGGAAGAGCAGGACGCATTCCTGCTTGAGCGAGTCAAGCTGCACCAGTCTGACAAGCCTGATGTCTGCTCAGACGATGAGCGGTGGAAAACAAATGACGTGTGGGCGCTTATGAAAGAAGGCCGCAAGTCTGCTGTTCGACTGTTCGACTCTGAGACTGAGGCTAAGTCAGCGGCTGATGCTGCTGGCTCTGGCCATTCAGTTGTTCACCGTCGCGGCGAGTACAAGAGGTGCGCTGGGTACTGCAGTGTTTCGCACGGCTGCCCGACTTGGCAATCTGTTCCATTCTGAGGCTTTCATGCGTTGTCCATCGTGCAATTCAAAAACGCTGATCTTCGATACGAGGATTAACTACAGCGGAACGGGGCATCCCATGACGATCCGGAAGCGCCGTTGCATTAACTGCACGGCAACCTTCCAGACGACTGAGATTGTGAACGACGATATACCAGTCAAAGGAGAAAGCGATGAGGAAGAAAAGGGCCGTGACGAAAAGGGTGAGAGACGAAGAAGAAGTCTCGATCGAGACGCAAGTCGCAAGGATCTTGTATTTGGGGACGGCAGAATGCCTATCCATTCTGATACGTACCCTTGAGACAGCATCCGACATGATTGAGAAGTCTGGAAGCAAGATAGCTAAGTAAGCACAGAGGGCGAGGTGTCATGGAATACGGTAAAGACCGCTTGAATGCAGAGATTCGTGCGCTCAAGGAAGAAAACGAGAAACTTAAAGAGGCTCTCGTTAGCGCTAAAGGAGGACGAACTCAAGTCTCTACCCCTGATGCCTCGCCCTCTATCGACATGGTCAATCACCCGCCGCATTACCAGATGCCGGGTGGCATTGAGACCATCGACTACATCGAGGCTGTCCTAGGTCAGGACTACTTCAAGACTGTCCCCGGCATTGTTGCCCATGGAGTCGGATGCTCGCTGAAATATCTCAGCCGTCCGGGCAAGGGGAAGTTCTCTCAGGATCTGCGCAAGTCTGTTTGGTACGCCAACAGAGCGATTGAGGCATTGGAGAAGATCGGTGAATGACGAATCAGTTAGACAGCTATGGGCTAGCGTTATCAGCCAAGCCATCTGCGACATAGACGTTAGGGGCGACAGACAGTCGCGCACTGACGCAATCAGATGGATCAACAGCGAAAAGGGTACGCCGCAAAGCTTCATCTGGATATGCGACATGCTCGACTTAGACGCAGGAAAGATTAGGATGCTTGCCATAAGTAGGCAGGGCAGGAAGCAGCTAACAGGAAAGCTGTTCTCTCGCCGCGCACTCGACTACAAGAAAGCCACGATGGAAGACGAGATTAACGCAATCAAAATCCAAGAAGTTCTTCTGTGAGGCAGCTATGGATAATCGACTAACTGGAGTTAAGTGCAAGTGCAGCGGATGCGGAAACTACTTCAACAGTACTTCGGCGTTCGACAAGCACAGGATTGGCAGGATCGGAAAGGTGAATGTCCCGCGCCACTGTCTTTCTATCGAACAGATGATAAGCGCAGGGATGGTTCAGAACAAAGCTGGCTATTGGTCTTCCAAAGCATGGGATGCAAATAGAAAACTATGAGAAAGTTAGCTTGGGCAATCATCATTACTTTATTGCTGACAGTGGTATTCGCATCTGTCGGCGCGTACGTAACCATTGCCGCGCTGATCAACCTGATAAGGCAATGACCGACGAGCTGCACTTTGGGGCTGCTATCCAGCAAAGTCGAATAGACGAGCTGATGGAGACTGTGGCGAGGCAGGAGGCCACAATCGAGGAGCTTCAGAAAAAGCTCAGGGAACTTGAAGATCTAATCGAGGAGGCGGGGAGATTATGGAAGCGCTAGTGGTAACAGTTGTTGCTGTTGTATGTACTGTTCCAGTTGTTGTTCTTTTTGTTCGCGCCATTAAGAGAGCTAAGCGGATATCGCACGAGCTATGGAGGGAAGTCCCTCCCCCCAATTGGAGATGTCGGAGAGGAGGGACTGACTACCTTTAACGCTTTTTGTACTTAACCTTAACCTTCTTCTTCGGAAGCGGCGGCGGCAGCGGCTTTGGCGGCTCGGGTTTCTTCGTAAAACATGCGATTAAACTCGACTTGATACTGTCTAATTTGCTCAGCAATTTCTTTACGCTGTTCATATTTCTCTTCTCTGGTTAAGGTTTCATCTTGCTGGATGTCTAGGTCTTGCGATCGCAAGTTAGATATCGCTCTCTTGTAGGCATCGGCTGAGCTGGTAAGCATTGCCAATCCCTCGATCGCCTGAGCATTCCTAAGCTCAGCCGGTTTCGGCTCATCCGTAGACTCCATGACCTTGTCGTATCTTTGCTTGGCCTTCTCGGCTTCCTTGACGTTTTCGTAGAACGCACTGGAGTCGTAGCGGCCATCAGGCTGCCGGTGGAACGCCTTCAACACAGGGATCAGGTTCTGCTCGGTAGCAGACGCAGTCCCAGTATTGGCCAGCGCATCAACAGTCTTGATGACATCCTTGATGAATGTTCCAGCGCCACCGGTAGCAAACGAAGTGATGTATTCGACAGACTCTGGCGATACGTCAATCATCGCGTCGCCAGTCTTGCCGCCGCTAACTTCATACAGCCAAGCAGTTGCTCTCTGAGTCAGCGTGTCTCTCGTGTTGTTCCAGTAGCGCTCGGCATCCGGTGTCACGCCAGTAAAGTCCTCTGGCATCAGAGGCTGGCCATTCTCCTTCTCCCCAGTTGCGATGACCAATGCAGGGTCAATCAACGTGGGCGATAGGAAGGTTGCCATGTTGTCCACGGAACCAAGGGGCGAGAAGTGGATGAATGCAGAATCTCGCATAAACGTAGCGACCTTCATCGGGTCTACGCCGCGATTCAAGTCATACATCGCATAGCCTAGGTTGACGAAGAAGCCAAGTCCGTAAGGCAGAGGCACGGAGTATGTCTCGCCATTCGGCCCGAAGAAGATCAGGTTCTTGAGCTTCTGCGGCTTCATCGACGGCTTATCCCAGTACGGCTCGTCATCGTCGCCAACAGCCTGACTGGCCATTGCCGCAATGAACATACCAAGGGCGACCAAGCTTCCTGCTGCGGCAGCTCCTTTCTTGCTCAGCACAGCCTTGGCTGTTCTTGTCGCGCCCTGAATGGCGGGGTTGAAGAACAGGTACAGGCCGCTAAGCACCGGAGTCCACTTGCCGCGACGGTTGAAGTTGACCGTGATTTCCTTGGCGATGTTGGTTGCTTGGATGCGCGACTTGCCATTCTCAAGGGCTACCTTGTATGCGGCCAGTCGAGCGGCACCTTCGATAGCTCCGTTGATATCCATCATGAAGTCCTCGACTCCGCGCACGTACTTCATAGCAAGTGCGTCATAGGTGCGAGGGTTCTTGATGGAAGCCTGAGCTTGGCGATACGTAGCCATAAGATCGCTGTGCCGATCTTCGATGCTCTTGAGATCCATCGCGCCGGTCTTGCCGCCATCTTCGCGGTACATGTCGTAGTAACGCTTGAGGTCGCCAGTCCACGAGTTGTTAGCCTCTGCTCGCCACACTGTGTAAGCAGCTTTAGGCAGCGAAGCGAACAGCTTGGCTGAACTCCAGAAGCCCTGCTCGACACCAGTGTTGATCAGCGATGTCTGCAGATCTCGGAAGCTGTTGACGAGGATGAACGGAGGGGACATAACAGTCCACAGTCGCGACAACACCCTGTTGAACGAGCCAAGTCCGCTTAGCATCGACTTGATCGTGTCTGGGAACTGCGACAGGACGCTCGTCATCTGCAGCTCTTCGAGTATCTCAGGGTCTTTGATTACCATGTGATACACCTGACCGCCAACACGAACAGGCAGCGTCTCAGAATCCTTTTGAATAGTCAGCCGATAGCGGACTTCTTCGACAGGGTTCTTGTAGAACGCCTTCTGCATAACAGGCTTGTTGACCTGCCACAGTGCGCTGTCCTTGTTGTCGAGGATGAACTTCAGCCAAGCCTTACGAACAGCATTGCGCTCAACAGCAACAACAGCATCTTCGTAATCAGCGAGGATGTTCTCGACAATCGCACCGGCCTTTGTGCTGCGACCAGTACGGCGCTTAGCAAACGCCTGAGCAAGGTTGAATCTGCCATTGCCGGTAGGTTTACCAAGCTCATCAGCTTGCTCGAACGTCTTCAGCGGAACGTAGTACTTGTACGTCGCATTCCAAGCGGCCACATCAGCAGGGCTGACGATGTCTCCATCGACCAGAACACTTTGCGTTTGCTTTGTGATGCCCTGAAGCTGGTCGGCAATCTGCTTAATGCGCAGGAACTTCGGCATGTCCTGACGAAGGTCGTTCATGACCTGATCGGCCTCGGCATTGGTCATGCCTGAGCCGCCGTCGGGGTACTGCTTGTTGATCGACGCAACACGAGCGTTAGCTTCCTTGGCGTGAGACGCATACAAGTACAGCTCAACGTCAGCAAGGTCGACATTCAGCTCGGCTGCCTTGTCGAGGATCGGCTGGACAACATCCTTTCGGAAGCGATCGAGACGGTTTCCAGCCTTACCGTACATACGATGCATTGCCGACTCGATATCAGTCGAGTCAGTCAGTACACCGCCCTGCTCAGCAACAGCTCTTTGCACCTGAGCGGCGCGGCGAACTTCGTTCTGAATGCCGCGAATGATCTTGTTGACGCGACCGAATGCAGGGAGCCAGTACTTCCGGCCCTGACGGGCAACAGAGAACTGGATCTCAGGACGGTTGGGGTCGAACGCACCAACATTGCCAACAGCGGACTTCAACTGTGTCGGCTCGTAAACAGCAAGGTTCTTAGCGCCCTGCTCAGCGACGTAGTAAGCATCGAACCCGGATGCCTTGATGGCATCTTGGATCTCGTTGCTCTCGATGACTCGCCAGTTACCGTTGACCATGCCATCGGTGATCTGCCGGTCTCTCGTCGAACCCGGAAGAGTCACGTTGTCCTTCCGCCACTGCTCGATAACCTGACTTACATTGTCAGCATTCTCGTAGTCGAACGGCTTCTCCGCTCGAACGTAGAGCGGGTAGATAGAACCGTTGACGCCAGCGTACGAAGCGGCAACATCCGGGTCAGCCGACACGAAGATCGCGCCGCCAGTGCCACGACGGAAGACAGAGATGCCTTCTGCCAAGAACTCTTCGCGGCCAGCAACAGGCGGGATAGTCCCGTGGTACATGACCATCGGATCGCCGTTGTCGTCTACGATCTGGCTGTCACCGAACCAGCTCTGGAACTCAGGCGTATCTACCTGCGGGTTTCTGACACGCGAGAACAACTGTGGCGCTGTTTCGATAGCGGCGTCCTGAGCGGCAACACCTTCTTCGTAGGCAGCGATCTGCTCGCCGCCAAGCTCAGAAGCATTGGCCGGGTCGTACACCATGAATACAACATCGGGTTCGCCATTGTTGAAGTTGGAGAACGCCGCCTTGTCCCAGCCTTCAGGGCTGTACTCGTCATTCCAGCCAACACGAGCAACGACCTTGAAGCCATTGTCTGCGTAGATTTCCGGAAGCACGGTGTCAAATGCATCAAGCTTACGACCGCCCTCGTCAACGGCGAGCTGCAGCATGGAGTTTGCCGCGCCCTTCAGACCGCTGAACACGGAGACGATGTCGTTGCCCTTCAGAGCAAAGCCAGACTTCCCGTCTTCGGAAATGAACAGGCGCATGTTGGCGTAGTCGGCCTCGTCATAGACGTAGACCGCAGCGCCAAACTTGCTTTTGTTCTTAGACGCCTGAATAGCCTGCCGGAACTCGGCTGGCGCATCGTCAAGCTCGTACATAACAGGGGCCGGTTTCCCGGCGGCCTGCATGGTGTTCTTAAATATGATGCTCGGCTTGTACTCCGCCTTGACCGGGGAGTTTAGAAACCGAATGCGTCGGCCACTTCCTGTGCTTTTTCCGGAGTAAGACCGGCGTGTCGTTTCACCGCTCTCTCGATAGCGCTTAACTGCTCGGGAGATGAGGACTCGGTCACGCTCTTTTGTGGTGAGCTGACGGGCTGCTTGGAGTCCATCAGGCTGTTCAGCTCCTTCGCGAGCAGCTTCAGCTTCTCGTCGGACAGCTTCATCAGCCAATCGTTGTGCGCGTCTTGATCCAGATTTTGCTGCTGCGCTGATTCGTCTTCCATCGTAACCTTCCTTTTTGAGAATTTTCTCAATGGCACCAGCATAGTCTTGGCTAGTGACACGAAGCTTTACACCAAATGATTTATACAGCTCTTGCTCAGGATACCAGACAAGAGCCTGCATGGAAGCAGGCGGAACTCGTTCGCCAACAATTCCTTCAACAATACCAACAGTTGTTTTAACAATCTCACGTAGGTTGCGGCGCTCTGTTCCACTCGACGGAGCATCCTTTGGCTTGTCGAGAGACTTGACCATGTTGGTCGCGTTGTTGACGAGCGAACTCTTGACGCGATCCTTGCTGTCATAGGCCTTGCGATTGACCTTGAAGTCTTTCTCGTGAGCCTTGACCACAAGTCGAGCAAGCGAGATGGCTGCCTCTTCGTCATTGACAGCCTGTTCAACAAGCGCCTGATCGAACAGCCTGTTGCCGTCCTTGTCGCGAGAGTTGATGTAGATGCCATTGACTCCGCCAACAGCAAACGACGCACGGAACTTGCCAAGCTGTGACTTGAACAGCGCCTCGTCGAACGCACGAAGCTTGCCGGTCAGTCGGCCAATGGTTCGCATGAACCACATGTCGATCGTGACAGGCTCGAAGTTGCCGGACAGGTTCGAGTAGAAACCGAACCCGATCTTCGGGCCGAACACAGACGAGCCAAGGATCTTCTCGTCAGCAAGCTCGGAGATCTCGAAGCCCATCACGTTCATTTCAGACGTGGTGAACTCGGTCTCAAGGAAGCGGGAGAACTTGTCTACTCCCATCTCCTCGATCATTGCATTGGCCAACTTGAAGTTGCTGACCATGGCTGGGCCGTTCTTACCCTGACCGCGCAACGGGAACGTCTTGTTGTCGCGATAGTCCTGATAAACGGACATGGCGAACTTGAGGTTGTCCTCGACGTTCAGGCCTTGCGATGTGATGGCCACAGAAAGGCGGAAGGCCATCTGCGCTTCTCGGTCTTCGGCCAGCTCTGGGAACTTGAGAGAAGCCATCCCCATCGTCTTGGAGATCGTCTCGTTGTACCACTCCTGAGCAGCGCCGCCAGCGCGGATAGCAGCAACCACTTCGGCAGCGAGTAGCTTGGAAATGGTCTGACGGTCTTCTGCGTTATCGACATCGAGTCGACGCAAGCCAGCCTGACGGCGGATACGCTCGACCTCGAATACGGTTTCAGTCAGGCCGCCAACAGTGGCCGTGTTGAACTGGTCACCCTTGCTCTTGCCAGTCTGGAACTTGAGCGACGTAGCCTCGAACTCATCCGGAGTCAGGCCAACTTCGTCTGCAACAGACTGCGCAAACTCAGCGTTAGGAGTCGGGCGCTGCTTCGAGTACAAAGGCAGCTCTCGGACAACGCCATCCTCGTCGGTTACTTCTTGCGGCTCAACCCTGCCTTCTGCAGCGAGATCGCGACCGCCTGCTTCTGCGCCTTCTTCGCGCTCGACGGGCGGCTGCTCCCGATCTTGCCGGACTTCTGGTACTTGTTCATCAGCTCGCTGACGTTCTGGCTGACGACGCTCTTCGACTTTCCTTTCTTCAGGGGCACGACGCTCTCCTATTCGTGTTGCAGTTGCTTCATAGGTTCCATCCTCGGGCACAGCCTTAGCTCCGTCGACGACGGACTGGCGGTAATCGAGGGCGACCTTCCTCATGTCGGCTCTGCTCATGCCAGTGACGGCCATGAACCGAACCAATCTTGCCTCGGCTGCATCCCTGTCTGACTTGGTCGCGTTACGACCCATAGCCTTGTTCAGTTTTGCGCCAAGCTCAAACAAGTCCTTGTCTAGATCAGCAGCAAAGGTGACGAAGCGTCGGCCCTTGTTCCCAATGTTTACTTGGGCAGAGCGAGACGGCGGCACCTTGGGAGGCTGAGGGGCTGCAGGTTCAGCAACAGTCACAACAGGCTGTGCTGCGGCTGCTTGCTGTTGCGCAACAGCCTGAACTTGGGCTGCGGCCTGAGCCTGCTCCTGTGCCTGACGAGCTGCGGCCCACTGCTGGAACGCCTTCGTGGCTGCATCGCGGACGGCCATAGCATCCTTGCGCGACTTGACCACCATCGGCTGGTAACCCTGAAGAGAATTCAGGATGCGGTCGATGATCTGGTTGATCGCGTTAAGGAACTGCTGTCCCAAGGTGGGATCATTGATCGCGCCGAACACATCCTCCCAGAACTTCGGCTGTCCGGCCTGCTCACCGATCATCTCGGCAACCAGCTCGGACTCGAACAGCTTGGTGTTCAGAGTGCCGTTGACCGTGGCTTCATTCCTGAGCGTGTTCTGGAACTGCTTAGAGACTTTCTGCTTGGCAAGGTCTACCAGTGTCCGATAGATAGCCGGGTACTGTGTCTCAAGAACATGGGTCAGCTCATGCCCAAGGGTGTTGAGCATGTTGAAGGTATTGGCGTCGATGACGATCGCGTCCCGCCCACCGATACGGAAGCCGTTAATACCGAACTTGATACGGCGACCCTTGTTGGTCTTGACCGCCCCACGGTCGAGGTTGGCCCATACCACGTCCACCCCGAAGGCCTGCTTGATGGTCTGAGCGATCTTGTCCCGAACCGGGTCGGCGGGAGCCTCCGGTATGACCATCGTCTCGCCTTCCGGTAGGGCGAATTGGGCGTTCAACTGCGTAATGGCAGTCTGCATCACCTCCCCTACGGGAACCGCTGTAATGCCAGCAGGCGCGGTAAATACGCCACTCTTGGTGGTAGCGGCCAAACCGTTCTTGACGGTCTGGTAGACCGCCCCGGCACGGGCATTCAGATCAGCGTCAGGAATGCCTAGCTTTTCTGACAGGTTCTTTCGGAGATCATCGGCAAGCTGGACGTTCTCCTTGGTCTTGGGACGGGCGTTAAGCGCACCAAGGGAATACAGGGACAGCTCGTCCTCGGTAGCGAATGAGGCATACCGGGTGTCGTCCGTGCCGAACTGGACGGGCACCGACAACTGCGGGTCTACCCCCTCTGGGAGGCTCTCAGGCTGGGCAATGGCTGCCTTGGCCTGCTCCACGACGGCGGCCCTATCGACCTCCGTAAGCTGTTCACGGAGCTGTTGCTCCATGTCCTGCAGCTCGGGAGCGGCAGTTGTTGCCGCTACAGGAGGAGGGGCGGCAATTCCTGCAGGCGCAGCAGCTTCGGCTGCTGGCTCAGCAGCAACAGTTGTGCTAGGCTGTTTAACAGTAGGGATTTCGGCTGTGGCTGCGGGTTGACCAACAGGTGCCACTGGGGCCGGTTGCGCTTCAGCAACAGGCGGAGCCGGAGGGGGCGCTTCCGGGGGCTGTTCAAGGGCGGCTCTGTCGGCGGCTCGCTTTTCTAGCGCCTTAGCCGTGACCTCAACAGCCTTAGTCGTCCCAGCAAGAGATCCGGTCGTGAGCAGTGTCGAGATCAGGGTTACCGCCTGACGCTCGCCCTGAATCTTGGCCATCTCTAATGGCGTCTTAGCTGCAGAAAGCTCCTCATCAAGGCCATTCAGATAAGCATTGGCAGACTGAGCTGCCGTAGCTACCTGCTCGCCGGGGACTTCGCCAGCAACGTATTTAACAAGGTTCTTGCGAAGGTCAGAGATGTTCTTAGAACCGAAGATATCGACAAGCTTGCCAACAGGCATAAGCTCAGTGCCGACTTCGATAGCAGCATCAACGGACGCATACTTAATTGCGTCATCGTGTGACTTACCTGCAGAGATAGCATTGCCGTAAGATTCCGTTCCGGTCTGTACGCCAGCCGCTGACAGGGCGATCGTAGGATTCTTTGTGAGAATAGATAGGGCAATGCCGGGAGCCATCTGTGCAGTACTAACAACTGCACCACGAACGCCTTTTTGAATGACGCCCATTTCTCCAGTAGGCTGAGCTTCCATCTCACGTTTTTGTGAGGCTTCAATCTCTTTACGCTGAGGCTCTGTGAGCTTGTCCATCAAGCTCTTCGGCATCGGAGGAAGCACTTGCTGCAACGTAGCTAACTGCAGCGTAGGAAGAATGCGCTTAGCGCTTTCTACGATGCTTGTGCCTACGCCCTTAAAGTAGCCCTCTTCTTCAGGCTGGGCAGCAGGTGCGGCAGCGGGTTTAGCGGCTTCGGGCTTAGCTGGCTCCTCAAAGAGGAATGAAACATCATCGATCGCACGGGTGCGACGGCCAGTTTCAATCCCTTCAAGATCCTGAGCCACCTCCGTCTTGATGGCAGCAGCGCGTTCTTGTGTGCGCTGGACATCATTAGCCGGAGTGGCACCATTCTCAAAAAGGAATGAGATATCTCGTGCCATTTATTATTCCTCTGAGTCAGGCGAGTTCAATGCAGATGTTCTAGTAGCAGCAGAGTTGGCGAATGATTCCCTCATGTCAGCAATTCCCTGCTCAGAGTTCAGGTACGCATTAACCCTGTCTTGCAGGAATGTCTGCTCGAAGTTGTTCATTGCGGCAGCGTTAAGGACTCGGACGCCAGCTTTCTTAGCCGCAGCTTCAAGGCTTGCTTTGTACTGCGGGTGAAGCTGGATTTGCTTTACCTTGCCAATAGCAAAGGCAACGGCTTCGTTGCGATTAGCGCCATATTCCATAGCGCTTGACGCAATGTCAGCTTGAATTGCTTTGCCGAATGGCATTTTACCGGGGTTCTTACCCGGCATCGCAGGAGTCGAGAAAGCCAGATCAGGGAACTCTTTGGCAACAATAGGCTTACCCTGTCTAACGGCTTCCGTTCTAGCGCCAGAGAGTGCAGCGCTAGCTACGGCAGCAGTCGTCCTTGCACCAGACTCTTTAATCGCGGCTTCAGTCTTTCTCTCTTCAAGCTGGCGAGCTTTGATCTTGTCGAAAGCATCGATGCCGAGAGCAGAGAACATCTGATCGAGAGGGCGTGTCATAGTCTGCCCGTCAAGAGTCACAGCCTCGATCTTTGCCGAGCCGTCAACGAGAGAGCCGGTAACCTTCACAGTATCAGGATTAAGGTTCAGCTTCTTCGCCAAGAACTTGAGCGAGTTCTGATCTTTACCATCAGTCAGGTACAGGTTAAGACCAGCATCAGCCAAGCCTGACTTGTTCAGGTAGTTGGCGTACTCGTTGGAAGCCTTGATGTCCTCTGGCTTCAGCATCCCGTTGTTCATCAGGATACGAGTGTATCCAGAGTGGTAGCGAAGCTGACGCTCACGGCCTTCCGGTGTGCTGTCGTAGATGTCGTAGTACTTGCGCACCTTCTGAGTAGGCGCAGCACTGGGAGCCTGTCCCGGCATGGCCTGAACAGGAACATCCTCGTCATACCCGAACACGCTGTCCTGCAGTTGCTGGATCTCTGTCAGAGCTTTCTCTTGCTTCTGCCGCTGCTGACGAACGTAATCACGCTCCTCTTCCTTAGCGGCAAGATCAGCCATAGTGATCGCTTGCTGACGGCGCTGCTCAGAGCGACGCAGGTTTGCTTCCTGCTGCTGCTGGAGACCGCGAACTAGACCTTCTGCGAAGCTGGCCATGATTAACCCTTCCTCAAAGCTTTACGCCGACGGCTCTTACGCACAGGCGTGTGATGTTTATCGAGCAGTTTGTCGAAGAACTCCTTGCCCTTCTCGCGAACTACATCTGCAGGAATGATGTACTCGCCATTGCTCAGGCGGATCGGAGTGTTATCGGAAGTGTTAATCGCCTGAACGCTGTCCGAAGTGCCAGTGCCGGGGCCGGAGATCTTGCCGCCGTCGCCGTACTCGTTCTTGTCCATCGCGTCCTTAACGACGTTCTCAACCTTTCCGCCATCAGCCGCACCCGGCATGAAGTAGCCGAGAGCCATGCCACCAAGCTGACCGAGCGCACCGGCAAGTCCGCTATTCGCTTGGCTATAGGCGAGCTGGTTCTGGTAGCCCATGTTCATCAGGTTGCCAGCGCCTTGAATGCCGCCCATCTGTCCTTGCAGTCCACCCATAGCGCCTTGGAAGCCAGCATACATCGGAGCATTCTGCTGCTGGACGAGTGCGCCAGTGGCGCTTCCGACGTTTGCGCCAGTGCCGATAGCAGAGAGCTGCTGAGCCGGAAGGCCGCGACCCATTGCTGCGGCGTTATAGCGGAGTCCTGTTGCATACTGCTCTCCGGCCAGACGGCCAGCCGTCTTAGCGCCAGCGGTTGCGGCAGCACCTCGCAGTGCGAACTCGTTGTTCAGAGCGGCAAAGCGAGCAGCATTCGGGTTCACGCCCATGCGAGTCAGGTTGCGCATCGCGGCACCGCGCTGCTGAGCAAGTGACTGCTCAACGTCTGCAGCGGCACGGCCAGCGAAGATGTCCCCGCGCTCCATGGCAGAAGTACGCTGAGCCTCTTCGACCAAACTGTCTTCGAGGGCGCGGTACTTCAGTCGCTCCTTGGCGGCATCCTTTGCCATCTCCATCGCAAGGCTCTGCCCCTGCAAGTTGGAGGCAACGAGCTGCTGGTAGAGAGGCATCGTTTCCTGATACCGCTGCTGACCAAAGGCTAGCTGTTGCTGCCCGAGGGCTGCCATCTTGTCTCCGACTTCACGCATCGCGTTAGCGAGCGGCGTAAAGTCCGGCGGCGGGGGCGCATCACTGCACATGTGTTACTCCTGCAATATCTTAGTGAGTTGGTTGCCGGTGTGGTTATATCCGAGATGCTGTAACAGCCTGCCAACATCGTTGACTGTTTTGACTGTTACTCGAATCTCCGTCACACCCATGTTCGCGAGAACATATTCCACGTATCGGATGAGACGAACCCCGAGCCGACCTTTGCGGTATTCAGGGAGGATGTAGATAGTGTCTTCTTCTGCCACCCACTTCTGTGTGTGGGTGCTTCTGGACAGATACATCATGCAGTTGCCGACCATGACTCCGTTCACGCGAACAGTGAACAGGATGAACCGCCCGTGGTTCTCTGCATTGACCATGTAGTCGTAGTCTGGGTTCATTTCCAGACCGTGCCGATATGACTCAGTCTCAGCCCAGTGCTGGGCATGAATCGGCTTGATCTCGTCTAAGACATAAGCAAGCCGCTCGGCAGCGATTCTAGCGTCGCCGTACAGCTCGGGAAGGATGTCCTCGACGTTGATCGAGTTGTCTTGAGGCGGCGCGTTGACCGACATCAAGATGCCTAAAGCAAGCTCCTCCGTCAGCACGTTACCTATGTTCTGCTGCAGAACGCTTGCTAGGTCTTTCATTTCGGGTACTTCGCTTTGACAGCCATAAACTTTCTGCGCATCTCTTCCATGGCCTCCCCTCCTTTCCAGATGGCATCGAGCTGCTCTTCTACGCTGGGGTATTCGCTCTTCCGCTTCTGCCAGTAAGCCCCTTCAGGACTGCCTAGTATCTTTTCTACAATGACGCTTCCTGATTTCTCGTAGGCTATTTCCTGAGTTACAGGGTTGTAATCCTTCTTGTCTGCGACAATGACCGGATACCAGCCATCTCCATCGCCCGGAGAGCTTTGAGGGTACGACTCTCTGCCGTTCTCTCCCCACTTCATGAACATTAGCATTAGCGTATCCCCATCACGACAACGTCTATCGCTTGGATGTAAAGAGCGTTAGCCCACTGCGCCCTAACCCTTACATCGAAAACCCTAGCCTGAGTTGTTTGGGAAAGACCGGTGAACAAAGACACGCTGGTCATGTCATAAGCGTCCCAGTAAGTGTCCATGACAAGCGTATACGGGCCAACAACTCCATTGCCTAGGGTGGCTCTAGTTCTTGTGTAATAACTGCCAAGGTTGGTATTTGGGGCAGATACGAAGACGACTGTATTAGTCCCATTAAAACTCGCACTAGATACAGATCCAGAATCGCCTTCGCTTGATGTAATGATATCTCCTGACTGAATATCAAGCTGTCCACTAAAGTGCAAAATCCACCCTAAAACTTCAACAAGTCCAAACTCTATCGATTGAGTCCAGAATTCTTGGTACACCGGAGTTATAGGGCCAATGGCAGGAGTTGGTATCCCGTCTCCAACAGGAGCCGAGTAAACCTCAAGGTATCCGCCAACTTGGTAAGGAGCAGCATCTCTAATTGAGACCTGAATGTATGGCTTATGGCCTGCCGAGTGCGTTGACTTAGGCAGAGTGAGATTTACGTAGGACGTAAACGTCGATGGGATCGGGCCTGATGGAGCCGCATATCCTGTAATGAACTTCGTTACGTCGCCAGTCAGCTTTTCAACATTAAGAGAGCCGATCTTAGCGCCATTGATATTTGCTTGATCGGAGATCAGAAGGTCAGTGATGGCACCGCCCTTGATCGAAAGAAGTCCGCCCGGAGTTGCCGTCAGAACAGCCGAGTCGATGTTAAGGCGAGAAGTTGAGATCGTGCCTGAAGTGATCTTGCTAGCATCGAGGCTCGTGATCTGCGCATTTCTAATGGTTGCATTTTCAATTTGCGCAGTGGTTATCGTGCCGTCTTTGATTCTAGCTGTATCAAGATAGACAATGTTGTCTATGACTTGGAACGGGAAGTAGTTTGTCGGAGATCCGCTTGCCGAGTTTGAGACTCTGAAAGCTGAGGCAACAAACGTAGCAACACCTCCGGCAATCGAGCATGTTGGGTTAGCAGGTGTGAAGCCAATGACATTGTCATTGCCGTCAGTCTGCACAGTCGTGCTGCCACCAGAGTACAGCTCAGTGCCATACACCTTAGCGCCATTGATTCCGACAACTGCGTTGATGTAGCCAGTGGTGATCTTGTTCGCGGTGAGCGATGCAATCTTGGCGCTAGTAATGGTCGCGTCCTGAATGAACGCAGACTTGATGTAGACGCCATTAGGGACATTAGGTACGCCACTGACGTACGCAAACGGAACGCTGTCAGTCGACGGGTTGTTGGTTAGGTTGTTAGTCGTCGAGGCAGGGTCAACGATCGCAAACTTGTCTGCACGGATAATGAAAGCAGATGTCGGTGTGCCGTTGACGCTAGTGCTTGATAGACCAAAGCCAGACACATGGCCGTTGTTGTCGATCTTGACCGAGTACTGTCCAAGCAGAGTGTTGTTCGTGCCGCGCTGTGTAGTGAAGCGCTGCTCGATAGCAACAGTATCAAGGCCGTCAGATACGCGAACCTGCTTAACAGCAGAAGCTAGCGGTATGCCGACGTTCCACGTAGCAAGGTTGCCGGGGTTAGCGGCATTCCATGTATCTACGCCAGCCTTGTTCTTGATGGCACCGCCGTTATCGAACGGCTCGCCAGTCGAGTTCAGTGTCGCATAGCCGATCTTGGTAGTTTCAAGGCTTACGATAGACGCAGCATTCTGCGGAATACGGGCATCTTCTGTTAGCACCCAAGAAGAACCATTCCATCGGTAAGGCTTGTTGGTGCCATCAGACGTGTCAAACCAAACGTCGCCAGTAATCAATCCAACTGTAGGCGCAGATGACTGCCGGTAAGTTCTGTTCTTCGATGCCGCAACAGTCTCGACGCTGTTCATGCGAGTCGCGAGACCTGTTGTAGGATGATTTACGTCATCCTCAAGCTCGGCATAAGTCTCCTGCAGGCTGCTTACGTTAGACGAAATAGACTGAATGCGACCATCGTCAGTCGGTGTGAACGTGGTTCCGTTCCACCGATACATCTTGTTGTTGTCGTCGGTATCAAACCAAAGGTCGCCAACAATAAAAGATCCGCTACCATTCGGAGTTGTCGGCATGGAGGCTTGACTGTAAACAGAGATCTTTACGTCAACCTTGGAAGATATTCCAGAGACAACGGTGTTCAGGTTGCTGATCGCTGTTGTTCTAGAAGTCCGCTCGTCGCCAATCAGTCCGCCAGCGCTATTAAGTGTCACTCCAGTAGGGGTGGTAAACCCAATAATGGCAGTAGACAGCAACTGTCTAGATGAGGCCTCCGAACTGTCAGCAGTAGTTCTTGCTGTTTTTTCGTCACCTATAAGGCCGGTTACTGTGTTTAGCGTCAGGCCTGATGGGTTTGTTGTTCCGGTGATAACAGTAGACAGAAGCTCTCTTGCTGTTACCTCTGCAGAGTCTGCTGAGGCACGAGCAGTGGCTTCTTCGAGAATTGCGGCAGTTGAGGCTGCAGGAGCGTTTCTTCCTACAGACACCCAGTCAACATCGAACACTTCGCCACTTGTGCCAAGCAGAAGCTGGATGTTGGTAATTGTTCCGCCAGTCCAGTCAGTCGTGCCATCAAGATCCCAGTCGACGATGTTGGTTGCGCCAACAGCGATGCCGGGGTCTGCAATAGTCTTTTCGTAAGTTGCACTAAAGCCGTGCGCGGTTGTCTTCCAGCGAAGCTTGCCAACCCAGCCTGTGCCGGACACGCGCTTGATTCGAGCCTTTACGATTCGATAAGCAGCGCCAATGAATCCGGGGTTGAAATCAGAAGCCACGCTGATGGAAGGGTTTGCGCCCGTCGGCGTAACGGTAACAAATCCGTTACCAACAGAAAGAGTCGCATCAGTGCTAGTCCATCCTTCGACAGACGAGTCAAAGTGCCAAGTCTCGTACGGGTCAAATCCGCCCGACACGCCAGCGGTAAGCAGAGATATCTGCTGCGCAAGAGCGCTATCTTGGCTTGAACGAGCCTGCCTTTCTTGGAAGATCAGGCCGGTGGTGATATCGGCAAGGTTGTTGCCCGTGTATCCGCCACGAAGCTGAGTAGCAAGTGTATTGCGCTGCGTAGCCTCTGCCGAGTCGCCGTCAGCGCGAGCCTGAGCTTCAGCCTGTATGGCAGAAGTCAGAGTCTGGTTGTTGGTGTTTACGCTGGCCGTCAGAGTCGTAATGTCGGAGGCCAGAGATGAGTCAGCATTCTGTCTGGCAATCTGCTCGTTTGTGATAGCAGCGCCACGGGCAGCAGCTTCATCGAGAATTGCCTGCGCTCTAGTTGCAGCTTCTGCAGAAACAGCAGCAACACGATCAGTGAACTCACGCAGCATTCGAGCATTGACCGAGTTGGCAAGCTCAGATGGGCCATCGATCAGGTCGATGCGGGAAGAAAGATTCTTGACGAAGTCGCTATCAAGGAAGTCCTTCTCGATGATCTTGATCAGTTCTTTCGGATCTACGCTGGCCTTGGCAGAAGCGGACTCTTGGCTGTACGGGCCAGTGACGTTGGCCTTCGATACGAAGCGAACCCAGTAGTAGTACGTGAACTCTTTCGCATTCGGGCTATCCATGTAGCCCTGAGAAGAGCTAGTAGCGATCTTTGTCGCAGCGCCAATGTCATCGCTCTCTGCTCGCCAAACCTCAGCAAGCTGATGGTTCTTGTAGGCAGGCTGATCCCAAGTGACGAAGATAATTCCAATAGACCCACTAGCCACCACATTCTCAGGAGCTGGCGGAGGCGTCAAATCTATCGTCGGGTCGTATCCGTCAGGATCTACGCCGCTAGGGATAACAGTGTTGCCGTTCCCACGAACAGAAGTCGGATTGTACTTAACAGAGCCAGTAGCGTCCTGAGCCAAACCAAGAAGGATGAGGTCACGGTAAGTGACATTCGAGTCCATCTTGTCGCCAACATGTCCCTCGCGCACATCAAGAAGCTGCTTGATAGCGCTAAGGACGCTCTCAGTAGAGCTGATGCCAGCATCTGGAATTGACGGGACTTTGGTCTCTCTACTCATATCGCCTTCAACTCAGCCATAGACTGGGCAATAGCAATCATCTGAATAGGCGCTCGCCCTTCAACAACAATGTACCAGTCCCTAGCGAGATAACCCGAAGGGAGGCGGAAAGGCTCAGAGCTTGTAACGGACTTCGTTATCTTCAACGCTCCGTCTGCATAGAGCTTAAATGTACAGCCGTCAGTGAAGTTGCTGGACATCACCTGAGCAATGCCGAAGTTAGTCTGGGATGCAGCCTCGAATATCTTCGACTTCCACCGGTATTGTTTGGTGGCAGCGGCCTTATCCATCTTGACGATGTTACCGCTCTTCACGATATGGAGAGAGTCGGCTGTCGGGACTACATGCCCTGCTTCCGTATACTCACTGCCGAGAGTAAACGGTGCGTCACTGCCAATCAGGTTAAACACTAGCAGCCCGGTCGCACCACTGGTCTTCGTATAGAAGGCGTAGTACCGGCCCTCGTGGATATAGGCATGGATGGAGGAAGGGTTGTATTCCTGCCACTGCTTCTGCGAAAGGATCTTGGATGTAATAAGGCTGACGCCGCCCAAGCCAATCTGCGCAAGCCCGTCAGGCGATGCATAGATCACTGAGTCGCCAGCCTCGACAATCGAGCGCTTGGAGACACAGGCCTGCTGGAACGACGTTTTAACCAACGACATCGATGCCGGGTCAACGCCAGTGGCGATGTACGGGAACGAGTCAGTCAGGATTGCGATCGATTGCCCGAACGCCCCAAGCCCAACCGGGGTGGAGTCGATCGGAAGGAAGTTCTTGCTCGACCATGCATGTGGCATGTACGGCTCAGAGAAGCAGATATCGCGTCCTGAGAAGCCAACGAAGATGCCGTTGGCCATGACTCGCAGCCCTTTCAGGTTGGTCGGCGGCGGCTCCCAATCAACAGCCGGGAGGATTTCGCCAAGCTCTGCCTGCTTCTTGTAGTCGTAGTAGGTGGTCGTTGCAATCGGGATCTCTGCAACAAACTGGTAGTCGGTGGTCGTCGTGCCGGTGGAAGTCCGATACAGGTACTTCTTGGTTATGTTGTAGTTGCCGCTAGGAACGCCGCCCATCGTGATCAGGACAGGCTCACTGGGGTTCACATCGATCAAGGTAGACGGGTCTGACGGCGGCCCTTCTTCCCCGTACTCAGAGACGTACGTATAGACGTAAACACGGCTTTCCGCAGTGACCTTGGGGGTAAGAACCCCTACCGCGCCGAACGCCCCAACGGCTCCACCGGGGGGCTCGTCTATGCCACCGAGTACCGCAGCTCCGCTATTTCCCACGATGGCAGAATCAGCGGCTACGTCGGTGTACGAAGTCTGCGATACCGGGATCTCGGCCACTAGGCGATACGAAGAGTCAGACACGGTGTAAGTGCCCGTGCCAGAGTAGGTGACCGTCTGGCGGTATATGCGCTTCTTGGTTACGTCAGTAGCCACATTCTCGTTGTGGTTGATGTTTACCGTAGTGACGCCATTGATCACCTTAACCACGCCAGAGGATTTACTGAGCGGCCCCTCGACATCGGCTGAAGTCACAAACGCAATGGCGTAAACGTGAGCAACAGTTGTTGACCCCGGAGTTACGCTAGTGTCGTTGAACGGGATAACCGCTGTTGGAGCAATCGTTGGTCTGGCAGGCCGGTTCTCCACGGACGAAGCCAGAGTAGCGGCCCCAGAAAGCTCGGAGTCCAGATAGAGATCGGTGTACTCCGCATCGCTCAGCGGAACAGTGGCAACCAGCCGGAACGTGTTGCTCACCTTGCGGTACACCCGCTTGCTGACAACATCTAGATTTCCGTTGTTGTCTGTCGGAAGCCCGAAGAGCTTGACCTTGGACGGGTAGCGGCGCTTAACTACATAAGGGCCAGCAGGGGGAGATGCGGGGAACGACTGGGAGTTTTTGATCGTGAACGTCTTTACGTCAACGACAGAAGATACTTCCCATGTATTGTTCCACCCAGCGTCTGATGCGCCCGTAATTCCAATGAAGTCACCAGCAATAAGGCCATGCTGTGTCGGGCAGGAGACGCGATACGAAGTGGCGCTTTCGTATGTGAACGAAGATGTCTGGATTGTCCCCATGTCGACATTTGCCGACAAAGCTTTGACTGTCACCTCTTCGCTTGGGGCCGACTCCTTGCTGCCATCGGAATTGATATAGGTGATCACGTAGACGCGATCAACCGTAGTCGGGTTAGTCACGCTAACGCCAGCAGCAAGAGGGACTACGGTCGGCTTTGGGATACCAACAGAGTACGAGTTTCGCGGGTACGGGCCAGTGCCTGCAGCAAACGCAACGGTCTCTGGCGCATAGCGGAAGACATCCTGCCCAGTCCAGTAAATGCGATTGTAAACATCCTGAGTGATTGGCGACTTAACGACATCAACGTCAGTCGTAAACTCAAACCAATTCAGAGCCTCATTCACATTGTCCCTAGCGCGGAAAATAGTCTGGACAACTCCAGAAACAGTTTTCAGCTCGGTAACAGTTGTGTTGTTCTCAATAGGCTCAATGTTGCCGGAAGAAAGGCGAACGTCGAGTGCTTCTTGAGCTTCTGACGGATCAAGGAGTTTGGAGTCAACGATGGGCCGCATTCCACGAAACCCACGCATCACAAAACCTGCCATGTTTTCTTCCTGCTAGTAAATTGGGGTGCCTCCCAAAAGCAAGGGGCATTGCTGCCCCATGCCGTTACTCCGCTTTCGGAGCTTCTTCCTGAGGCTGCATCTGCGGCATAGCCTGCTGCTGCAGCTTCTGGATCAAGCCAGCGACAGCCTCGAACGGCTGCTTGGCGAGGGCGGCAATCAAAAGGTTGCCTTCTTCAACCGACACTTCAAATTTCAACGTGGACATAACTACCTCCTAAGTAGTTCAAACTTGCCCGGATGCCCGAGCGATTGCTTCAGCCATAAGGGTATCACGCTGGTCTTCAGGCAGCTGAGCCAGCAATGCTTCGTATACAC